GATTTGTGGACACGATCTAGTGCTTCATCTAGATCCCATTCCATATTTTCTGCATACTGAAAGCAGACATAAACAAGATCTGCTAACTCTTTCAGTTCTTCTTCATAATCTCCATAGCCTGCTGAACGACAGAATTCGTGAAATTCTTCAACGATCAAATCCTGTTGCATAGTCCGGTTCTCCGGCGAGTTCTGGATCCCATACGATGCTCGGAAGGCTATCGCCTGATCGCTTAGGCTCTGAGAAACGCAATGCTGATTCAATGTGTTCGAGTTCATTTTCAAGATAGTGGATAGCCTTTTTAATGTCCTCCGCTTTCGTAACAGGAGACTTGTAACCGGCTCTGCAAATATATTTAAGAGCATTACCAAGGTGATAATTTAGGTCTTGATCTCTAATGAAATCCCAGACCTCAATAGCGCCACGGGTGTAGTGGCTGGGTGATTTGTTTACCATTGAGATAGTAAGTTTTTAACGTTGTTTCCCAAGACAAAACATTGTCGTTGCAGGGCTAGCAAGATGATAATTAAGTCTTCTTTACTAGCTTTCTCTACACCGTCCTCAAGCTGTCTCATCTTGAACTGTTGTTCCACCGTCATCTCCGTCACCGGAAACGGTGGGAGTGAAGAGGATTGGTCCTGTTCCATAGTCTTTAGAGGTAAGAATTTTTGCTAGACGTGCGTTTCGCAAAGCATCTTGCTCTGTTAGACCTTTTTGCTTAAACGCTTTGACAACACTATTCCAAGTGTATCCATTATCGGCAAAAAATTTTTGGCTTGTTTTTATACCGAATCCCGGTGCTCCTGAATAACCGTCTGTACTATCTCCTGCCAAGGTTTGGATAAGGAACCATTCCCATCCATCTTGTTCAGTGATTGTAAATGTTTCAGCTAGGTTATACAACGTACCAGGTATCTGTTTCATATCCTTATCAGGTGACACCACAATGCAGTCATCATTCGATGTCGCATAAATACCCATAGCATCATCTGCTTCTAAGGTAGGCATCCTAATTAAGGGATAGTTTTCAGCAAGCTTATTTATTACTCGCTTATAGCCACATGGCTTCTTCCTATTACGATGACCCTTATATTCTGGATCAACCATTTTACGGAAGTTAGTGGAGTCGCTAAAAAATAGAATTAGTTCTCCATCAAAGTACTGATTTTTGATCTTGTTTAGCTCACGTATAGTGTTGCCATAAGCTTCCTTAAATGAACTTCCTACGACGATTACATCATCACCGTAGTCGATGTCATATTCAGCAGAGGCGCAGCATTTATAGACAATAAAATCAGCATCTATTAATAGTTTCATACGCTAGTGGATAGGTTAGCCAAAGCTTCTTCAGGCGTGGCATAACCAAGTTGTGGGTAGGGTTCAAGTCCGATGTCAATTCCAGGTTTAGCAAGATAGGATTTAAGTGCAGTACATAGATCATCAACAGTCCAGCCTGCTTCATTCATAATGAACTTAGCAGCACCTTCTAGACGATTAGCAGCAGACCAAATATGTCCACGGTATTCAAGTGTATCGTGGTCATGATCACCAACTGGTTTCATTTCAGACTTAGATCCAAATGGTAGACCAGTGAATGCACAGGTATCTGTTTTATATTTTTTCATTTTTGTGGAGTTTTTTGAATTCAATGCATTACATTTATTATGCGCTCGATCTCTAGAATCAAATTTAGACTTGAGATCATAACCTTTACATCTCATGCACTTACCAATTTCTGGATGATAGAATCGTTTTGGGGCAGAGTCATTTAACTGAGACTTTGTTTTCCTGTTGTTTCTACCTTCTACCGTGGCGCATTTGCAATGTCTATAAGCACCATCACGTTTGTTGTAATACAGGGTAGAAGTATCATCCCATCGTTTACACAACCGGCACTTCTTAATTTGCATTAATGGGTGCTACTCCAATCTTTCCCTTCGACTGCTTCGGCTTCGATTTTGATTCTGAGTTTGTAATATTCTCCAGCCGCGAGAGCTGAATATACCAGGGATGTTGATAGTTCTGATACATGTTCTCTAGAACACTCGAACTGTAATTCGTCATGTATAAAAGCTAGTTGTGATGCACATAGCTGTGCTTGTTTAATAGTATCTTGGTTGATGACCATCCAGCGTTTTGCGATCGTGGCGGCTCCTGACTGGAGGCAGAAGTTCAACGCCTTGTGAGGTGAATCAACCGCAATTTTTCTTCCATCGAGAGATCGAATAAAGCCTTTTTCCGCAGCTTTCTTAATTGCTTCCAAGAGTTCACCCAGTCCATCAACGGCTTCAATAAACGCTGATCTAATCTCTTTGCCCTTTTTTTTAGCTTTGGCGGTTGATAACTGTTGGTCATAACTATGTCCGATTTTTTCATCACCAGCTCCATACAGCATTGCGTATTGGACTGTTTTCACTTGTCGTCTTGAGATACCAATCTTGTCTGCGTTGACTTGGTGGATGTCATCCTCAAGTAATAACCTGGCGTATCTTCCTCCGTCATAACGAGCCAAGTAATGAGCGAGCATCCGCAGCTCAATCCCAGACAAATCAGCCCCGACCATAGTGAGACCTTCGCTCGGTATAAAGAGTCGTCTAAACCTTTCATCACTATTTACTTGGGCTAAATTTGGGTTTCTGTGGGCACAACGGTGCGTATTAGTTGCAACTGAACAATGGTGATGTATTCTTCCATTAGTCGTACATAGCTTCAGCCAAGCGTTCATGCCTTCCGAGATCTGACCAAGCATTTTCGTTACCGTCAAACATCTCAGAAACATCATAGAAATCTCTGACCCTATCTCCTTCAATATCACTTCGTCGATGATAGGTTTCCCAGTAGTTGTCATCTGGCTCGGAGTCCAGCCATAGAATGTTTGCAAGATCCATGCGATGTGGTCCCTTGAGGTTGGATTGAATTCTTTTAATCGAGTAAGGGTTGCACCCTTGACATATCCCTGTGTGCCATTATCTCGTTTCGGAGTGAATCCTCCTCCTCTGACGTAAGGATGTTTCCTTCGTCAAATCTCCAGCCATGTATCTCCTGTTGAGTAAGTATTTCCTGAACTCTGTGCTCTAACGAGATCCATTCAGGTATGGTGTGAAGTGTTTCCAAAGTTTGGTGGTAACGTGTACATCTTGTATGCAATAATCTTCCATTTCTTGTGACCAATCTTTCCAATCAGTATCTTTTCCAAACTCTCCTTTATATTCACCTAATCGATAACCGTAGGATTCAAGAGAGTGTCTCCCATATAGTTTTAACGGCATATGATTCCAATTGTGCTTCTTATCTATCTTGATAATATCCGGGTGGTATAGCCTAGATAAAAGCAAAGTGTCAATAGAGCAACCAGGAGACTTAAACCAGCCGTATAACTTTTTAATAACAGGCAGATCGTAACCAATGATATTGTGCCCAATGATGAGATCAGCATCTTGAAGTCGTTGTATCCCACGTACGACAGGTTCTTGTGAACCCGTGTCGTTATATGTGATAGTTTTCTCTGTATTGAGATCATAAATAGCAAGGCAGTGGACGGTAGAAACATCTTTCAAAAGACCATCAGTTTCTAAATCAAATATCAAACTCACTTTCCAGTCCATACATAGGTCTTATCTACGAACTGTGCTCGCTTGATAGCCTCCGGTGAAGGTGGGTTGGGTTTATGTAATTTTGAAGATTGAAATTCTTCAATAGCAATACGAATAGGAATACCTTCTTTCTCAAAGTGTTTGTTCATTTCCTTGTATTCAGAAATCCGTTGATGGGTTAAATTCTTCTTTGGGTTCAGTTTCATTAAACTTACAAGTTTCTAGATCATACGTTAGTGTACAAGCTACGCCAGTTTCGCCTGAATAGCGATTTTTAAGGACTCTAACTGTCGTAGAACTTCCATCTTTGTCGGACTGTTGATCTCTCTCCAATCCAATAACACTGTCGCTGAGTTGAGCGATAGCAGCAGATCCTCGCAATTGACCGAGGGTGACTCGTGCTCCTTCTTCATGGTTTTTATCGCCTCCAGAGCGACGTAAGTGTGAGACAAGGAACAGGGCAATTCCAGTACGTTCAACTAATGACCTTAGTTTGGTCATTGTTGTATCGATCATTCGTCGCTCGTCTCCATCAAGACCTGACAACAGGATTGATAAGTGATCGAGAAATATAACTCGACAATCTAAACCCTGAGCAAGATACTCAATACGACTATATATAACATCAGGATCGTAGGAGCCGAAGCCGTCAAAAAGATACAGGTTCCAATTAACCATCGTAGAATCAAACGCTTCCGTAAGTTCTTCATGAGTAGGTTCTCCTAAATGTAATGCTTTTCCTACAGCAGCAGACATCAAACCTAGGGATGTCCGTCTGGTGCTTTCCTCAAGAGCCAGGTATCCAACTCGTTCTCCTTTTTGAAGTAAAGAAGTTGCAAGTTCCCTACAGAAGCTGGACTTTCCGATACCGCTTCCCGCAGTGATCGTAACAAGCTCTCCATACCTAATCCCGTGTTAGCTTGAACAGCATCTGAGATGTCCTTATAAGCTTCTAATCTCGCGATGGAAACCTTGCCAGGTGGTAAGACACCAGCTGCTGCTTTAGCCGCCTCAGAGCCCGGATTATCATTGTCAAACCAAAGGATAATACTGTCGTAACCTTGGAGAAATTCATAGTTCTTTTGAACTGCTTTCTTTGCTCCGGCTGCTCCAGTTGGTAACGAGACCACATCCCATGTGGGATATAGTTCGGCATAGCTTGCAGCATCAAGCTCGCC